TACCTCTTCTCCGTCTTTCTCAAGGTCTTCTAGGTACTCTCTAGGGACTAAGCCGTAGTAAGTAAGGAGTTTAACTTTGTCATCCTGATACTGAATCACTTCTTGAGTGACTTCTAAATCGTCATCTACTGCTGCAGGTCCGATGTTTACCTTACGATAAATCCCTTTTTCCATCCCTTCCACGATTTTGTGGATAGAGACAAACTTCTCAATTGCACAACCTAGAGCCTCATCAATCGAAGTAGCGTTAGGGTCGATTAAGAAGTTCTTAGGGTTAACTGGACTTACTTTAACAAAGAACACTTCTTTTTCTTGTACGCCGTAGGCTGCTTGTGTGCTGCCGGGGATTGCTTGTGTCTGTGGAATGTACTCTTTATCGGTCTTAACCATAATTTCACCGATACCAGTACCATAAATCTCTGCCATCAATTCAATTTGGTCTACCGCTTTACGAATCTTGTAACGCTCTAAGTCTTCTTTTAACAATGCTTTGATTGCTTCAACATCCATTGGATTGTTGTTCACATCTCTTAGGTCATCTTTGATGTCAAAGAACTCTCCGTTGCCAAAGACTGCTTCCATGATTTCAGCATGACGAGTCTCAACAGCTTGTTGCGTAGCAGGACTGATTAGACGACTACGCTCTGATTCACGAGTCTTGTCTTCAGAAGCCCATACACCACGGAAGATACGCTCATATTCTTTCCAATCTTCTAGATAGTTCTCATCACGAGAATCTCTCCATCTATCACAATGGTTTACAACAAACGCAGTAAGTTCCTTATCGGACTCAGAGGGTTCTTCCCAGCTAGTGCCTTCGTTCATGTCCATTTTCTCAGCCATTATATTCCTTAGTCTTCGGTTGAATCTTTAAAGGGTTCATCAATGTATTCTTCTTTGTCGCTAGTAATAGGACCGCCAATAAGCCAAGCATTGCAAGTACGACTATCTGCACACTTGAAATCAAATAGTTCGCAAAAGCCTAAACCAGCAGAATCAACGACATCTTCGGCATAGCTTTGTTTATCTTTGTCAATACCAGAACGAATACACTCCATCATAGAAGGAGTTTGGATAAAGGCAGAGCAGTTACCACAACGCATAGACTTAGCTTGCTTTACATCAGTCTGCCATTCATTGGCTTTAGCGTTCCAGAAAGCACCATTAGGTTCATTTGGATTAGCAGGACCATAGCCGACATTCTTAAATGCCCAGTCTCTTTTTTTAAGATTCTCTTTTACGTCTTGTGTTTCAATAGGACATTTCATCTTAGTACCCCGAAATTACATCTAAAGTTTCCCACTCATCGCCACCATCATCGACATCGAAAGAAGGTCTTACAAGCTGTTCAATGTACGCTAGTGCATCGACAGTATCATCGTGTACGCCTTGCGTTGGAAACATCAACAACTCATCTACAAATAATTCAAAGTCGCCTTCATCGTTTAGCACAATCCGTCCATGCTCAAAATTACCTTGCAAAGCCCAAGTAACCCTATCGACTTTCTTTTTGTTGCCATGCGTCAATTCTTCAATGTGAGCGTAACAGTTCATTCTACGCATTGCATCCATCAAAGGATTCATAATTGCTTGCTTAGCGATTCCTCGCTCAATCCCAATTGCTAATGGCTGGTACTCTTGTATGTTCTTTAGTATTCGCAGTGCAGTGTCTTCAGTAGACCAACGACCACACTCAATCTTATCTACAAACCATACATTCTGATTATCTACTTTTACACACGCTATAGCAGTTTTGTCTAAGCGTTTGTTTGTTTGTTTCTTACCGAGTTCTTCAAAGCCAGCACAGTCTACTGCGATGTACCATGAACCATCTTTAGGTTCTTCACCGAATTTAATCCATTCTTCTTTAAACAATCCAGCACCTGAATTATTAAAGGAAGACAAATACTCTTGATTGAAAGCAAAGGAGCTTAGTGTCCTCTTAGCAGCTTCAATCTCTTTAGGGTCAATCGTCTCGTTATCTGCAGTAGTAAAGTGCCAAGACTTCCAATCCTCATCTTCACCGCTTTGTCCTAACTGAAACCACTCATAAAAGTGATTACGACCAGACGGGGTAGAAATAAACATTGCTCTACCTTTTTTATCTGACAACGCTGCACGAAGCACTCGTTCCCAAATCTCTGGTTTAATAAACGCTACCTCGTCCATTACCAAATATGACAAAGACACACCACGCAAAGAGTCTTGGTTATCAGCGCCTCTAATCAAAATCTTACGACCATTAACCAGAGTAATCTCTAAGTTGTTAATGTGAGCAGACTTAATCACAGGTCTACCTAAATCCATTAACAAGTCCCACATAATGGTACGAGCTTGTCCTAGTGTTGGTGCAACATACATCACACTAGAACCTTCAGGACAATTCAAACCCTCAATCAGTAGGGTAATTGCAGATAGTCTTGATTTACCACAACGACGACCAGCGGCAATAACTTTAAATCGAGTAATATCTTTAAATACTTGTTGTTGCCAATTCAGAAGAGCAAAGTTAAGTTCACTCATTGATAGTCACATCAGTCACATCGTTTTCAATTACTTCAGAAGATTCTATTGTAGGAGAACCTAGCGAAGTAATATTAATACTAATCTGCGGAGTACCTCCACCACTCTTAGCCTCAAAGCTAGATAATGGTAATAATCGTTCTCCACAGAACTTGAGCATTGCACCTTGCGCTGGATGACCATCCGCCAATGCAGTCTCTATAATCTTTGTAATAACACTATCACCAGCAGTGGCTAGTAGTCTAGCTTTAAACTCAGCAATCCTAGCAGCGTCGCCGGGAGGTCTACCCAGTATGCCGGGATTCTTTTTCTTGGCGATAGCCGCCTTTGTTGGACGACCACGCTTCGGTTTACCATTTACCACTTCACGTCTTTTAATCTTTGGACGCTTATGCTTTAAGACACCCTTTTCAGGGGACTGTGCATCAACTACCATTAATTGTTTTTCAATTTCCGACATGAAGTCTTTATCCTAAAGGGAGACATATAAAAAAACTAGAGAGCTACTAATACTATAGAGTGCTATCGGAAGATTCGTTGTTCGCTATCGGAGAGGGGAACGCCTGTTGGCTGTTGTTCCCCTTGCTACAGGGCGCTATAACTTGTCGTCCCGAAGGGGACTGTACAGTATCTTTATTGTGTGCTTTTCACTTGTAAAGCGATTTTAGCATACTTTCGTGATTCTGTCAAGCATTATTTTATAAACAGTGTTTAAAGTATCTAGGATAGGGTTGTCTAAGTCGCCTACGGCAGCGCAGACAGCGGGGCTACCCTAACAGTGTTAACCTCCGCAGACCCTCTTACAGAGGTGAGCATTTTCCATTATAAACAATGTTGTCTATTTTATCTTTTATTATCAACTATTTAGGTCTATGTTGGCATAAGTCTTATTTTACTCTTTTGTATGCTATAGCGCCTCCAGCAACATTAACACATCACCAACACCCCTCCCCCCTATGTTGTTTCTATACCACACTATAGCGAAGTAAGCACTTACATACTTAACTACGTTAGTTAGTACTCACTTACATAACTTTTAGTTATATAGACTATGTTGTTTCTATGACACACTGTATGTCTGTACAGTACAGGGGTGTGATGCGATGATGCACCATTACAGGGCAACATAGACTAGGGTAAACCATTAAGGGTATGTCACTATAAAATAATTGTATACTTTTATAAAATTGTGCCGTTATACTATAGGTAAGCAGCACAATTTAAACCGCAGTATCCTAAACTAAGGACAATTCAAAATGACATCACTAATCTATCAGCAAGTAACCGACCAAATTATTAAGCAGCTTGAGAGCGGCGCAACACCTTGGGTAAAACAATGGCAAGGCAGCAGCAACGGCAGCCATAACGTTATCAGCGGCAAGGGTTACCAAGGTATTAACACTATCATTCTAAGCATGGCAGAGGCTGCAGCGGGTTACAAGTCCGGCGCTTGGGCAACATACAAGCAATGGCTAACAGTCGGCGCACAAGTAAAAAAAGGCACCAAAGGCACAACGATTATATTTTATTCGCCAGTGACTGGCAGCAAGGTAACGGCAAGCGGCGAAGAGAAAAGTTATCATTATGTTTTAAAATCCTACAGTGTATTTAATGCAGAGCAGGTCGACGGCTACATTGCAGCGCCAGCACCGGTAAAAACTTTTAACAGTATTGCAGCACTTGAGGCACTGGCAGCAGCAAGCGGCGCAGATATTAAGCATGGCGGCGATAAGGCATTTTATAGCCCTTCTCAAGATTTTATCCAAATGCCACAAAAAACCGACTTCAGCAGCGAACCCGCTTATTATGCAACATTATTACACGAGCTAACCCATTGGAGCGGCGCAGCCAGTCGCCTAAATAGAGACTTATCGGGTCGGTTTGGTAATGAGGCATATGCTGCCGAAGAGTTAATAGCAGAATTGTCGGCAGCATTCTTATGCGCTCAATATCAGATTAACGGCGACCTACGCCATGCCGGATATATTCAATCTTGGTTGAGAGTACTCAAGAATGATAATAAGGCAATATTTAAAGCCGCAGCACTGGCACAAAAAAGCGCCGATTATATTAAGGCATTTTCCACCGGCGAAGAGGCAGCGCAGCCAGTAGAAGAGGCAGAATTAATAGAGGCATAATCTAGGGGTAAGTCCCAGTATACTTTGATAGTGTACTAGGGCATTATTCTTAACTGTAGTATCCTAAACTTTGGAGGTAATATCATGGCAACAAAAAAACCAAGCGGATATATAATATATCGTGGCGCTTCATTATTAGATAGTAAACCAATAGTCGCCGTCGCCGTTACCAATAGCACCAATAAAAAAACCGGTGACATGGTGCAAACTTATATTTTGGTTGACAATGGACTCTCACCGGTTATCAATTCGCAGTCACTTGCCGACGCCTCAATCTGCGGCGACTGCAGCCATAGAAGAGGGCTTGGCGGCGCTTGCTACGTTAATCTAGGGCAAGGACCAAGAGCCGTTGCCGACGGCATTAATAGGGGCATATATCCGGACAATATCGCCATGGCTGCAACATTGTCCGCCGGTAGAATGGTTCGCTTAGGTACGTACGGCGACCCTGCCGCAGTGCCGGCAATTGTATGGCAAACCCTGCTATTAAATGCCAAGGGAAGCACTGGATATTCTCACCAGTGGAAAACCGGTAAAGCCGACCACGTTATGGATTTTTGCATGGCGAGTGCTGATAATGAGGCGGATAGGGTTTTGGCATTGTCTAAAGGGTTCCGCACGTTTAGAGTCCGCAGCAGCGAAGAGGCACTATTGTCCGGTGAGTTTGCTTGCCCTGCCAGCGAAGAGGCAGGAAAGAGACTTACTTGCGATAAGTGCGGCGCTTGTAACGGCGGCAAGGATAGTAAAAAAGCAAGTCCGTCTATCATCGTGCATGGTACGCTAAAAGGTCGTTTTATTCCATTACAATCAATATAAGGGGTTTATTATGATTAAGTTTTTACAAGGTTGTTTAGTTGGGCTGCTATGCTTTACGCTGCCGCTCTTAATTTATGTTTATCGCACCGGAGGATTTTAAAATGAGTACATTGCACCAAATTATTGAATATGAATTCCACAATC